GCTGGACTTCAACATACTGTACGACGATGCCGCTCCCTGCGATCCTGTGGACGGTGTCTTTCACATATTCCGCAGGGATATGGACGGACGTCTCCGCGATCACCAGGCAGACGCCATGACCGAGCAGAACCTCGACAGCAATGCGAGGTTCTTTCTCCTGGGCATAGGCTTTGTCCACCAGCGCCCCGGCGATGCGGTCGCAGATTTTATCCGGGTGCGCCATGTTTACTTTCTCATACATAATCAGTTCCTCCGTGAATGTATATTTCAGTTGCCCCGCGCCCGGAGCAGACGTTCCATCAGGTCGTCCTGCGGTGACGGTCCGCTGTCATAATCGGTGGAGCAGTTTTCCTTCACGACCTGGAAAATCTCATTCCAGAGCCGCACCGCCTGGTTCATATACTGGATGCCGATGTTGATGAACGGCGACGGGATCGGCTTGCCCGTGGTCGGATGCTTTCCGAGGAAGCCCAGCTTGCTGGTCATCTCCTCGCACTGAATCCAGCGGGCGCTGCTCATGGCGTACCGTTCCAGCAGGGCCGGGGACACCTTCGCAGCGCACCCGATCTGCTTCAGCCACTGCCAGGTCTCCTCGTAGATTTCCTTTGCCTGCAATGGCGTGCCGTCGCGCTGGTCGGCTGACAGGAAGTCGTGGGGCTTTGGCATCTCAGCACCCTCCACCTCCGGGATGTCGAGCATTTCCAGACGGCGGCCGCCCGGATTGCCCGCGGCGGCTTTATCCTTCACGGCGGTTTTCTTGCGTCCGGCTCCCGGCCTTGCGCCGCCCCGTCCGCCGATGTTGTTTGATTTGGTGGGCATGGTCAGTTCCTCCTTTCCAGGGACCCTTTAATTACCCTTCAGATTTCGCCTTTTTCGCACGCGGCAGGGGCCGACGGTCTCCGGCACGCTTTAGCACAGAGAAGTGAGCCCGGCCCCGGGGCGGTCAGCCGTCGCGCCTGTTCCACGACTCGACTGCCAGTCTCTCCGCGTCGGCGGAGTGGTTGGGCGTGCCGTAGTCCTCCAGCTTGTAGCGGCCGGAGCGTGCGTTGCAGACAGTGCAGCGCACAAAGGCTACGCGGGTGGTCTGGGCGTTGATGAAGGCGCGGTGCGCGCGCTCAAGGTAGGCTTCCCCTCCGCAGTGCGGGCAGGGCTTCAGCTTGTAGTACATGGCACCCATCCTTTCTCTCAGTAGGTGTACACCGGGTCATGGTCCTCGTTCCTGGTCTTGACGCTGTGGCAGCGGTGGCAGAGCGCCTGCCAGTTGCCCTCGTCCCAGAACAGCACGGGGTCTCCCCGGTGCGGCACGATGTGGTCGACGTCGGTCGCCCTGACGTAGCGGCCGGCTTTCATGCACTCCGCACACAACGGGTGCGTTTCCAGAAACCGTTTCCTTGCTTTATTCCACCTGCTGCCATAGCCCCTGCCGCCACCAGACCGGGATTCTTCCGGGTGCTGGGCGGCGTGTTCATCGCAGTATTTCTTTCCCCTTGGCACCAGCCTCGGACAGCCCGGGTGCGAACAGGGGTGGTCTGGTATCCTCGGCATAGTGTTCCTCGCTTTCAGCAGGAATCAAAAAGGCACGGTAGGGTTCTCCCATCCGTGCCTTATGCGTTCCCGCGCTCTTTCACGATACCACTATAGCAGGAAACGGAAGATGAATCTTATCAGAAAGTGGACACGTCAGCACTTCCCGAAAAGCAGCACGGTCAGGTGGTCAAGGGCGCGGTTCTTCTTGCGATAGGCAGATGCCTGTTCGATCTCGAAGTGTTCCGCGATGTACCAGGCGGCATTGCTGCCGTAGGTGTTTTCGTCATAGAAGGTTTCCAGCACATACTGCTCATCCTCCGAAAGCTGCGACCAGGCGGGTTCGAACCATTCCTGGTATTCCACAGCCTGCCGATACCGCTCTTTCAGGATGTCGATTTCTTCGATGCCGGAAAGAATCCGCTCCTCGTTGGCCTGCGGATTGTGGGAATGGGGAAGGCCGTCCATTTTCGGGCTGCCGACCGACATCATGCGCTCCCTTTCCGCCGTGATCTCCTCATCCGTGTGGTCAACAATGAATTTCATGCTGGCGCGGTCCTTTATGGCGGCAATAGTCGCCGACCGCTTGTCCAGATACTTCCACATTACGCTCATGGCATATACCTCCGAAAAATAGAATTGTTATTCCCTCGGATTGCCATTCAGATTGCCCAGCTGCGCCTTCACCGCCGCGATAAGGTTCTGCTGCGTGGTGTCCTTCCGCTTCAGAGCGGACAGCACATCTCCGTCAACGGTATCCCCGCACACGATGTGGTGGATGGTCACAACTTCCCTTTGTCCCTGACGCCATAACCTGGCGTTTGTCTGCTGGTACATTTCCAGTGACCAAATCATCGAAAACCAGATGAGGATATGGCCGCCGTCCTGGATGTTCAGCCCGTGTCCCGCGCTGGCGGGTGAGATCAGGCCGACCTGTATCTTCCCGGCATTCCAGTCCGCGATATCAGCCCCGGATTTCAGGTCGCGCGGCTCATAGCCCAATGCCGTCAGCCGTTCCAGAATCCGCTCATGGTCATGGTGGAACCAGTAGGCGACCAGCACGTTCTGGCCGTTGGCCTGCTCGATCAGGTCTTCCAGCATATCCAGCTTCTTGTCATGGATTGTCACGGTTTCCCCGGCGTCGGTGTAGATTGCGCCGTTCGCCATCTGCAGGAGTTTCCCTGACAGGACGGCGGCGTTGGCGGCGTCGATCTCCTCGCCTTTGACATGAACCAGAAGGTCTTCCTTCATCCGCTCGTACAGCTTTCGCTCGGCGGGCTCCATCACCACCTCATGCGTGACCGGAACATAATCCGGCATATCGAGGTAGTCCAGCGCCTTCATGGAAACAGTGATGTCGGAAATCCGCTTATAGATGCGGTCCTCCGATCCCTTCAGAGGGATGTAGCTGTAAACGACTCCCGTGTACGGGTTCATCGCCCCGGCTTTGAAGAACACGCTGCGGTACTGTCCGATGAAGCGCCCCAGCCGCTCGCCCCGGTCGATCAGGAAGACCTCCGCCCACAAATCCATCAGGCCGTTGGATGCCGGGGTTCCGGTCAGCCCCACGATGCGCTTGATGCGCGGGCGAACCTTCCGCAGGGCTTTCCACCGCTGGCTCTGGTGGTTCTTGAAACTGGAAAGCTCATCGATCACCACCATGTCAAACGGCCAGGGCTGACGCCTTTTCTCAAAATGCTCCACCAGCCATTTCACGTTCTCCCTGTTGATGACATACACGTCAGCGGGCTGCATGACGGCAGCGGCTCTCGCCTTGGCGTCGCCCACGATGACCGACATCCGCAGGAAGTCGAACCCGTCCCATTTCCGCACTTCTGCAGGCCATACGTCCCGGCTGACCCGGAGCGGGCCTATCACCAGCACCTTGCCGACTTCAAAGCTGTCAAACATCAGATCCATGATGGCCTGCAGCGATATTGCCGTCTTGCCCAAACCCATATCCAATAGGAGCAGGGCTTCCGGGTGTTCCTTCACAAACCGAACCGCGTATTTCTGATAATCATGGGGTACAAACTCCATGCCGTTTCACCTCTCTTTCTTCCGGACGATGCCGGAGTCGATTTCTTCCTTCATCTTCCGCAGCAGCGAAGGACCATCCACATCGGAAAGCATCTCGAACCACTGGGAGCAGAAGAACTTTGTAAGTTCCCTGACTTCGTCCTGGGCTCTGCTGTCGTTCGGGAACCGCTTCATCCGTTTATATGCCGCCCTGAAATCCTTCGCCGCCTGGATGATGATGGCGTTCGCCAGGGCTTCATAGCCGTTCACCGCATCTCCCTCCAGGTGGTGCAGCCGATGATGCCTGCCGCCGTGGACAGCGCCTTGCGGTCGATTTCCTTCTCGCGGATCAGCCCGGCGATGGTTTCCGACTGCTGCCGAAGGGACTGCATGACCTCTTTGTGATGGGCGCGGAGCCCCTCGGCTTCCTTTTCCAGGTAGTCGATGTAATCGGCATCGCCTTCGCCTTCACTCATCCAGTCCTCAATCCAGCGGCGCATCTCCATTCCCATGCGCTGGTCGATCAGTTCCAGGGCATCACGCTCATCGAATATGGTGTGGACGCTTCCGTCCGAAAGCTGTATCACATCCGCCATGCCGCCACCTCCTCCAGAATCCACGGTATCTTCTCCGGGTCGTCCAGCACGAAGACCGGAAAGCCCAAAGCCCGGAGCTGCCTGTGCCGATGTGTCTGCAACGGTCTCGGCGTACCGCCCGGAGCCTTGACCTCCACAAATCCGATCCGGCACCCCGGCAGCAGTACCATTCGGTCGGGCATCCCGTCCGTGCCGGGGCTGACCAGCTTGGGGCATATGCCTCCGGCGTCCTTCGCAGCCTTTACCAGTTTCTGTTCTATCTGTTTTTCTCGCATATGATGTCCTCCAAAGGGTCCGCAATCTCAAAGGCGGCGTAGATGGCGGAGTAAAAATCGGTGATGGGCCTGCCTTTGTACCGGCTTGCCGCCCTGGTACCGGCATGGACGCTGTATTTCCCATTGCTCTCACGGATTTGGACCTCCTGTCCGCGATAGGTGCGGTGCCATAGACCGCGCCACTCATGCTGCCATTCGTGCTTCAGGAAATTGCGCTTCCGCTTGGAGCGGTTCCGCATCTGGCGTTCGCGCTCCTCGGCGGCGAGAATGTCGCCTTCCATGATCCCGGCACAAATACACCCTACGGTGACCGGCTCAAAGTACAGGTCGTTGTCCATGACGTGCTCATAGCGCACATGGGCGCAGCCGCAAAGCTCGCACTCGGAAAGCGGCGCGTCGTAATCGTCCTCGCGGACGTCGATGATACCGATGCAGTACCAGCCTGTGACTGGCGCACCCCATTCTTTTAACTGCCGGATGCACCTCGCGTAGTAGGCTTTGTCCGTTTTGTTTTTTGCCTTTCTGTCTGCTGTGTTCATCAGAAACCCTCCAATATCAAGGGCTTTCCGGCTTTTGTCCCATTGTCCGAACCCCTATAAGGCATATACATAAATTCAGAGAAAGAAAGAAATAATCTATTTTGCCTATATTTAAGGGCTGTGTGACAATGAGACAAAAGTCCGGGAAACCGCTGTTTTCAGTGATGTTTTTCCGTCCCGCCGAGAAATACGGCTGTGACGGTCAGGACAAAACCGCCGGGTTGACCACATATTTCGGAAGCGGCGGCCTGCCTCCAGTGAAGACCTTTTCAGGTTTGCGGACGATGTATCCGTAATCGTCCAGGAAATCCAGCACTGGCTGTATCTCCGCCACGGTCTTAAAGCTGCGGCAGTTCCGCATGGCGGTCCTGCGGTCAAACTCCGTCAGCTTCTTCTCCCGTATCATCTTGAGGATGCGGTCTGCATCCCTGTGCATGGTGGCCTCGGGGATCACGTCATACACCGCCAGGGCATGGCTGAGATAGTAGCGCCCCAGCCGTATGGCGTTCGCCATCGTCGCGCCGTCCACCACCAGCGCGTCATCATCATTCAGGAATTCCGGCGCAAGGTATACGCCCGCCCTGCAAAGGAGTCCGGCGATCCGCAGCGTATTGCCCACGAGCTTTCCCACCCAGTCGGCAATCTCTGCGTAGTCCGTCTTCATCTTCGGTTCGATCTCCTCCGCAAAAGCGGTCAGCAGGTCGGACGCCTCCGGGGACAGGGTGATCACCCTCGGCGGGTAATGGTCCTCTTCCTCCAGCATGTTCACGATTTTCTGCTCGTACCGCTGGTAGACTTCGTCAGGAATGGGCCTGCTCTGGAACTTGCGGTTTCCAACTGATGACGTGGGCAGGCAATAAAGGAAACGTGCCGTCAGTCCGCGCCCGCGGAAAGTGGCGTTGCTGAGAACGTCGGATACAACCTTCGGCTGCGTCATCAGCAAGATGGTCAGCGAGGGGTTCATGATGCTTTCGCTTTCCCGGCCGATGCGGTCGACACGGATGGTGTCCCCAGAGTAGCCCTTCAGCATGACGTCGATGTTGACGTTCTTCGTATAGATACCCGCCAGCGTGTCGAAGATGCCGCCCTCGCTGGATATCAGCGCAGCGCGTCCACGGTTTGATGCCATGACCGACACCAGCTTTTCCGTGGTGATGTCATCCACATAAAGCTGCAGGGGTTTTGTCTCCACGAACTCGGCTACCTCCTGGGCGATACGCTCCAGTTCGCCTTCTTCAGCCTGTCCCTTTGCGACCTTGTCCTCGATGGCTTTCTGCCTGCGTTCCAGGATGCGTTTCTGCATCTTGCTGCCCTCGACCCGTCCGGCGTTGCGGAGGTTGTACTGCACCTCGTAATTGTCGCCGGGCTGCACGATGGCATGGAGGACGGCGGACTTCCTTTCGGAAGGCTGGG